AATATGGGTTTCCAGATCTTTTCGGTGAAAAAGGTATAGGGATAATCATAAATGGTTTCTGCGACCACACTGAACCAGGTGTCTGTGTAGCAACGTGGGTTCACTATGGCATCGCCCCAGGTGTTGTTGAACAGTTGATGCTTGACAAAACCCTGGTCCGGCACAGTAGGCAAATTGGGCACTGCACGTTCTATTTCATATTCCGGGGGCAACAAGCGTATGGGTTCGTGTTGATCCGGGGTCAGCACAGACGTAAAGCCCATTTCTACTTGACTGTTCAAACAAGTCCACAGCGCATGATCCAGCAGTCCCTGCTCACGCAGGCCATTGATCAACTGCTTGCGATGTGGGCGCAGGCGTCCATTTAAAAACAAAAACTCATAGGGCCTGCCATGCTTGTAATCCAACGCAGCCTGTATCTGTGCTGCTTTGTTTTCGTTGTATTCCACAATGTTGCTGAAGTAACAGTCAGTGCGACAATAATGCCAAGGCGGTTCTAAAGCGCCCGAAGTCAGCAGCCCAATGCGCCCGTCTTTGACATAGTCTTTGATGACCAGGCGTTGTAACTGAAGCAACACAGTTTGACTGCCTTCGGCAGGATTGCTAAACACCACATGCCCAGGATATTGAGTGGCAAATTCAGTGATGGCATAGTAGTTTTCTTTGAGCACCACTCTGCCCACAATGTAAATGGCTTCAGGGTCTAGTTCCTGGGGCCACTGCCAAAAGCTACCATCGGCATAGGGTTTCAACAAGTCCCAGGTCTCGGCCCATTCATCCACAATGATTTTATGTTGTCCTAGCATGATACTCACATTCTGCCCACCAGGCACGCATTTCTGGAAACGCCTGTAAAAAATCAGTGCCCCGGCGACGATCGTGTTCACTAAAGAAACGATAAAAGTCTGCGCGGTCCTGGCGATGATCTATTTTTTGCCCCTCACGCATCCAAGCAATGTCTCTACGTAGACGCTGAACTTCATAGTCTCTAAAACCTACTACATCTGTGGTAATCTGCGATTGCATCCAGTCGGCTATGCGTTCTAGCTCGTATGCATAACTTTCTGGAAGAATTTGTAGGCTTTGCCAAGCAGGTTCACGTAACACTGGTGTGTCAAACCAAACACGCTGATGCGTTTTACTATAGTTTCTGCGCAGAGTCAAAATCCATTCCAACAAATCACGTAGTCCAGTCACAGTTAAATTGTTCATTGTAACAATAAATGTCAAACTGTTACGTTCTGGTGCTTCACTGAGGTAACGATTCACATAACTGGCCATGCGATAAAAATTCAAACCGTGGCGTTGATATTCTGCTTGCTCAACTCGACCCGAATCCAAGCTCACATACTGCATAAAGTGTTCAATGTTTGTTTTACACAACTGTTTGACATAGTTCAGATAGCGATCAAACAATTCGGGCTCTACTGAAAAATTTGATGTCACATTCAAATGTAAATCTGATTTGGGATTTTCCAGTACATAGTCAAACACTCTATAAGTGTTTCGATCCATTAGAGGTTCCCCGCCGGTCATTCTAAAATGTCTGAGGCTGGGATAAAGGTCAGGCCACCATTGCCAGAAAGCATCCACGTAAGGATTATGCTCGCGAGCCGGGATGGGTCGTCTACTACCAGTAAAATGATTGGGGTCATTGTGAGGATTACTAGTGGGATATGCTCCGTGCCTAGCAATTTCATCAGCCCAACTACTACTAAACTGAGGGCTGCAATAAGAACAGCGAAGGTTGCAAGCGTGATTAAAATTGACTTCCACATAACTTGGCGTCGCATCTTCTGATCCATTGCTGTTCCTTATTTGTTCAAAATCCACTGCGGCCCAGGGTTCGCCTGAGCGATAGTGGCGGTCCGACATTTGACCTAGGTCTTCCATGTTCCAGCAGTATTGACATTCGCTGGGGCGTTCATTTTTCAGCATGATCACACGCTGAGACTTTTTGTAGGCTGTGTTGTGCAGTCCTGCAGGATTGTTTTCTATGTCCGACAATTCAATCCTGTGCAAAGGAGGATGATAACAGGAATTGGTATGACCAGTGGTTAAATGCAAACTAACTTGTTTCCATTTGGCCAGGCACAGTGCAGGACCTAGATCCTTGCGCATCTGCTCCGCAGTCGACATAAACTTGCTTTGATCGCCAGCACCCATTACCAACCTTCTGCTCGGCGAATAACGTCAATTTCTCGAACCATGACACCTTGATTCTGCCAGTTCGAACGATAATGATATTTAAAAAATGCTGATTGTTCAGATTCCAGTATAGACATGGGCAAATCTAACTGTGTGCCCAATTCTGGGCCTAGTCTATTGCTCAACAGTCTGGGCTCTGAGTCTTTCACAGTTTCCCATAGTTCAGCCAAAGCATCAAAGCTCTGTACCAGTGTGTAATCCCATCCAGTGAGCATGGTCATGTAAGTGCCCTGGCGTGCGCCGGCCATGGCCCACTCACCATGTTCTACATCAGCACCTACATTGTGCCATATGGTCAAGTTATCGAGATTACGCAGTACTTGGCTTTTGAATTCATCAATCGTAGGACGACGCCCCCGCTGTAGGCACATTTTAACGCCTTCACGAAAGCCCGCACGCCACGCTTGGAAAGGCGAGCCGTTGGGGTAGGTCGTTGAAAAACAATCGTGCATGGCCCAATAAAGGGGATCGAAGCAAAACTCAACCTGTGTCTCCACTGATCCATCAGATGCTTCATGAGTCTGCATATTATTGACAAACTCTTTGGTCCAACTAGATAAGCCACCATTGCCATACATCAGTCCATTGATGTGATTGCGGGCACGCCAACGAAACACAGCGTTCTCATATTCTTCATTAGGAAAAACAAGCGTCTGATTAAAAAACGTTGGGTCGGGGATGTTGTCGCCATCGATGAGAATAAATCTGGCCGTATCTGAGGCCTTGGCCGCCGCTTTGTGAGCAGCATCGCTGCCCTTAACGCCATCCACCCGTTTTGCCCAAGGCACCATGTTCTTAATTTTAACCCAAAACTCTTCTTTTTGTGGTTCGTCATATGTTAAGTATACACAATCTAAATCTGCTATGTCAATTTTGTTCATAAGTTCGTTTGCTCCAGCATTGGTGTTCCTGTTCTGTGGTTACTACAATAGCAACATTATCGGGATGACAAGGCACACCGTGATCACTGTGATCTAGTACAGTGGTAGTTGTAAATTTCACTGTGACCAATTGTCCGTCTTTTACTCGTACATTGGTTGCGCCTGCATGAAACTGCTTGGCTGTGATTTCAATATAATTACCAGGTACACGGTCCATGCTGTAGAATAATAACAAACCTTGATCATCGTGATACAGCCGATAGGTCAACGGTTGTGGCTCAGGGATAGCGGCCATGATATCCCAAAACTCTTGTTCAGTCATTGGCTTCAGATTTGACATGATAATGAAAAGCCCCCCATTGAGTCATGGTATTGACTTTGGCCAGATAATCTTTGTATTCCCAGACTAGTTCAGTGCGCCAATTAGTGTCCGCAGTGCCGGCAATGTGTCGCTTCATGTGTACAATCTGCGGATACGTGGCAAACGGCATGGTACACAGTTCGGGACCAATGATATTAGCAGCCATGGCGTACACAACATCTGTTGATGGTTGTTCTTCAGGGAATTTCAATATTTTTTTGTACTCTTCCCAGTTTTCAAATATGTTGCGCACTGTGTCAAAAAACTTCATGGCTGTTTCAGATCTTCGCCAGTAAGTTATTGCATTGTACACGTCTGGTAAATTGTTGGCATCAAACACCTGGCGATAGTGACGAGCACTGGCCTTGCGATCTTGCCAGTCTCTGCAGCCTGTGGAAACCACAATGTCTTTGTGTCTCAACATGTTCCACCAGTGATCAATATGACTGGTTATGATCATGTCTGCTTCTAATTTGATAGTTTCTCTGAATGGTGTTTTGTGCCACACTTGCCAGTCGTTGGCCCAGGCGTGATCATGCACAGGCTCGTCAAACTGATACACGTATTTGAACAGTGTAGGATCAACAGCGTCTGTGGCATTGGTCAACAAACAGATATTGGCCATGGGATGATAATACAGTATGGTTTTGGCCAAAGTTCTAGCACAGTTAACATAGTCAACTTGTTTGGTATTCTGTGCAAGGATTATAAAACCTTGTTCTTCAATGGGTGTCAATTATGTTCTCCAAGTGATGTTTGCCCATGGCGTGAAAATCCTGTCCACCTATGCCAACTGTGCGAGGCACACGATCTGCATCTACATAAGTCAAAGCAAAATAATCCGAGTCTAACTGTTGTAATTTGGTATCAGGTAAAACCGAAGCCAACTGCCAAGGAATATTATCTACTTGCCAGGTTTGCCCACTCACAATGCCTAGAGCAATACTCAATGCAAAATCGTTACGATAGGTAGGACTGTTAATTTGATATAGATCTCTATAATGTTGCCAATTTTGTTTGATCATTGACATACAATCAAAAATATAATTGGATTGATTTGATCGTCGAAACATAATCACAGTTGCCCACCATTGTGGCATTTGAAGTTGCCCAAATTGGTTAAGTTCGTCTAAGTTCTTGCCGTTGGCAGCATTCCAGGCGTATCTATGACACAAAAAACTACCTGAATAGTCCCACAGCGAATTGAGTTTGTCACTACATACTACGTAGTCTGCATCCAACACTAGAGTCTCGTCCCAGGGTGTAAGATTATAAGCGTCGGTCCTCCCCGCGTTGTGCCAAGACACAGTAGCCGCATAATCTTCAAACCAACGTGTTCCGCCCGTGGCGGCATGTGTTGTAATGACTCGATCAAATCCGCTAACTCTTGAATCTCTTGCATCAAGGTCTGTGACAATGGCCACAGGAATTTCGAGGTGCCGATGAATTCGTTTAGCACTCCACTGAGCCATAGCAACATAGTCGGTTTTTTCATTGTTAAAAGCAAATATAAGTGCGCCGCGTGTCATCGTCGTGTTTGATTCTGTTTGTATTCATCTAACCAGGCATTCATTTGTTCTTGCCATCGTTGTTGGCTCATAGCAAATAGCTCTTTGGTATTGACCTGAATGGGGTTTTCATACAAGTCCAATATCACTGCTTCAGCATCTGGACAGGTCAATAGTGTGGTCTGCAATTCGGGCCCAGCACGCCACATGCCTCCTTGATAGGCAAAAAGCATGCGAGCTTCGTATTTCTCTTTGAGTATGCGTTTGGCAGCAATATGATTAAAACGTGCTCGTGCGTGAGCAACAAGATCATTGGTATCCATGCAGTGATTATACAGGAAAAATAAAGAAAAGTAAAGGGTCTTTCGACCCTTTTTGGTTAAGCCACTGTGGCTGCTATAGTGGGTGTGCCCCAACTATTGCTTAGATAAGTTACAGATGGGTTGTAATAAGTGCAAATGGTACAAGGTGCAGTTCCAGGAGTGGCTCCAGACGCGGCTGTACCGCCAGTGATTGGGTCACCTTCAGGATTTGACCAAAGCGTGGTAAATGTTAGAATAGCAGAAGTAGCATCCAACGCAACACTGTGTTGAATGAAGTTTGACGTATAAGGTGCAGTGGCTGAAAACTGTTTGTAGATGATTGTTGCTGCCGCGCCCGGTGTTAATGCATAATAGCCAGTGCCGGTAGAAAGAGTAGTAGGAGTACCGGTTCCACCAATTTTGGTTGTACCAGTGTAGGCAAAGCCTCCGATGTTATGTGATGTGGCCACACCAGAAAGACGAATTTGGCCACACAGCGTGCCTGCCAGCGTATTCCACTGTGGATCGCCGGTTGCACCCGTAGAACTCTTGGCCACTTGCAGGTTAATCAAACCACCGGCATTGAAGAAATATCGTGCTGCGTTGGCACTGGAAAAAGTAACTGTGTTGGTAAACGTCATTGTCCAGGCGCCAGCAGTTTTGCCAGCAGTTACAGAATTGGTGCCTGTCCATGCTGTGTATTGTGTGCCAAACGCTGCGGCTTGATTTCGGTTGGTATAGCAGGAAGCAATGTCAGTGTTGACTGCACTCAAAATATTAATCAATGTACCAGCAGTGGGCGCTGTTCTAGCAGTAATTGTAGTGCCTTGATGGCTTGCCATTGATGAAATTGTGTTGACCAAAGATGCCCATTGTGTGGCTGTCACTGTGCCGCCAGTGCTGACTGTGGCCAGTGATGACTGTCCGTAACCTGCATCACTGGTGCCAGTGCCCCATGTGGCGTTTACGTTGGCACCTGCAGTGGTACTAACAAAACCGTTGTAATCTGTTGCTTGAATTAAACCGCCTGAACTGTATGTCATCTTTGTGGATCCTGATTATTTTATTGTTACAATGGCTTCGATAGTGCCCACACCTGAGTCAGACTTGCTAGCCAACGCCCTTCCAATAGTATTAAAAGCAGTTGCTTCTCCAACTAAGGCAGCTCTTGCTAGACCATTGCCAGCACTTACCAGTCTATCACCTTTGTTTATGATACCAACTACTCTAACTGGAACTCGCCCAGTCATGGCTACTTTGGGATGGGTATCATCATCGCCAGCACCGCCGTTCATTGTGTATGCTGGTCTTGTACTTATCACGCCAAAAACATTTTCACTCAATTCGCCGCGACTGCGTGTGATTTCGGCTATGCCACCGAGTTCAACCACTGTGCCTGGTTCAAGCACTTCGTCTGCCGCAAAACGTTCTGCAACGTCAGCGTACAAGGCTGTGGTAGCAGTAGCAAACACTTGGTTAAAGTAGTTAGAACTTGAACCGATGTTACCTACAGCATTGGTGCCTGTTTTGGCAATGGAGTTCACACTGACCACGTTGGCGTATACTGTGGTAGTGTCAACCACGACCACGTTGGCTGTACCTGCCACACCAATTGTGATATTGCCACCTGACGAACCAATTTTAACGTTGGATGTTCCGTTTTGAATTTGACTAACGCTAACGGCTGAACTAACGTTGGACAACAAGCCACCGTCACCAAGCAAGAATCCACCAGCAGCAACGTTTCCAGCACTGGAAATAGTACCAGTTGCGCTGACCTGTCCTGCTGTTCTTAAATTACCGGCTTGTACGTTGGCAGTAGCACTGACTGTTGTGCCTGTGATTAAAGTGGCAGCAACGTTGCCGCCTGTGATATTACCGCTGGCGCTGAGAATACCAGTATTCACGTTGGCGGCAGTGATATTACCGCCCACACTGAGCGTTGTACCAACTGTGGCAGCATTAGCCACAGCAAACGTGCCACTGGCACCCAGCGCCGAAGCAACCAAATAGTTGGTGCCAGAAACGTTGGCACGGATGTTCACATTACCACCGCTGATGGTGGCACTGATATTACCATCAGTTGATGTACCCGAAATGTTGATTACGTTTCCAGTTCCAGCATATAAACCAGTGTTATTCAACACACGAAGTACACCTGTAGTTGAGGTGCTGACATCTGTGCGCATGAAACTGGTGCTATCAAGACTATCCAAAGCATCTGCATTGGTTGCAGTGCCAGCAAACACAGCACTCAAAGTTGTGTTTAATGTAACGCCCGGATAAATGGTCGGGAACGTAGTATTGGTTGGGGAAGCAGGAGTAAAACTTGAATCTTTGCTAAAAACAGCAACTCTAGTATTGTACACATAGATGCTGGTAACGTAGTGCGGTGTTGCGCCGCTGTCGTTGATTGTTTCAGGAATAGCACCAGCAGTACCTGTTGCGCTGGAATACGCAGGACCAACAACTAAAAATGCACTGCCAGTCCAAACTTTCAACTGTTGGTTGGTTGTGTCAAACCACAGATCACCAGTGGTGTTGTTTGAGGGTGCGCTGGCTGCACTTGAGTTGGCAGCAAATGGTTTCCAGCCGCCGGCTCCAGTGTAGATATTGAGTCTGGTATTACCAGAATCCCACCACAGTTGGCCTACCAGTGGGCTGCCGGGTGCAGTGGTATTTGATGCGTTTTCCAACAGATGAATAAAGTTTTCATCTAAAAATGCTCCGTAGCCAGCATAATTTTTACCAACCAATGTCATGCTAGAACTGGTGTTTACAGTTCCGTCTGGGATTGTTGCAAAAATTGTGCCGTCGGTTAAGTTAATTGTATATGCCATGTTGCTTACCTGTTCCTATTTCCAATATTTATACGGCATTGATATTGCTCAGCGTCTGTATACGCAAGGTGTAATCAATTTGAATTTGTCTGTTCAAGCTCTTTTGAACAGGGTGAAAAATAACATGCGTGATCAAACGCAGATTGTCGGAAGCGCCGTTCCAAACTTTTAATCCTAGCTCGTCAAACACATATTCGCCGTTAAAATTAGTTGAATTATCAAATGCCTGCTGTTCTGGCGGCTCACCGTAGTCCAGCAAACATGTTACTAAAATGTCTGAGTACACATTCCCGGCTGTGTGCAACACTGTCATTTTGTTGTTGATTGGGTCTGTGTCTGCTGCTGAATTATCATCCACTACTTTGGCGTAGGTTTGATTGTATAAATCAGCATTTTGACCTGTGGTGTTGGGCGGTAAGTAGGTAATCACGCCAGTGGGGTCAACTGAACTACCCCCGTTGCCAAAGGCCATTTGGTAAATGTAGCCTAAATTTCTATCACTTAATGTTTGTGCTAATGCTATACTGATGTTTTCATAATGAATAGCATTATGATCGTCATAGAAAATTTCCCCGCTATTGGGGTCATGTATTTTAACGTGTCCAGTAATTTTTGCTAGTCCTGGCTCAATCATGCTCGGCCCTCTACAAAAGTTTGTTGTGTTTTTGGATCAAAAATACGCATGTGAGCCTGCACAGAAATAGTGCCGTTTTCATTGGGACGACTGCCTGGTTTCTGATTGACCGCTGGTTGCTGTACCTTGGAATTTTCCTGCGTGTTTGACATGGTCTTTTATTTATTCCTTTATCTATTGGTCAAAAACCTTGCTGCACTGCTGTTGTTTTCTTGCAGCGATTGCACTCTTTCTGCTTCAGTAGCAATGTCATACCACCATTTGCCCTGGCGTACCAGTATTGTTACTTCTACTCCTGATTCGGGTGCAAACAGTCCCAGAGACGGATCCACTACAAAATCCACAGCCAGCGGATCAAAATCAGTTACAAACCAACGATACTGGCTGGTAGCGGTTGTATCACTATAGGCATACTGACGCACACCTCCTACGTAAACTTCAACGGCTGGGCGTTCGCTGCTAGAATCTAAGAAATCATCAAATTGAATACTTGGTGCGTAGAACACTGATGTTGATCCATCGCCTATACTGGTATCTTGTACAGTGTAGTTTTGGTAATCACCATTGAGCAAATTGCCCCGGCCCATGTCGTAGACATCAGTTCCGGCACTGTGTTCTGCTGCGCCTGTGCCACCTGTTCCTCTGCGCATACCAAGTATTGCATTGTTGGTATAGTCAATGTCTCTGTACATGATACGCTCGCCGTCAATGGTTATGACCCCATATATATTGGCTGCTAAATTAGGCTGCGACAATCGACTGACGTTTTCAACATAGGCCACTGTGGCATCCGCAGTTAGATCCTGTGTCAGTACTGTGGTAGTCTCAGGGGTTATTCTATAAGTTGCTTGTACCCCGCGCATGTCTTGGAAGATTCTGAATGCCGCAGCATCAGGCACAAATGTTTCAGCAAATTCAGTAACAACCAAAGTTTGAGTTGGGCCAATTGCCCCTGATGCAAGAATCAACTGTTGGTTTTCAACAGTAAAGTCTACTCCTTCAAACAATCTAGTTCCATCTAGTGTTACCCATAAACGATTAGCAGAAACAGTTCTTAGCAAGTTAAAATCATTTGAAGGAATATTAATACCCACTGCATAATCAAAACTGCCCGGAGTATTGCTAACAGTTGCTAAGTCATAATCAGTTTGATCGTATCCTTCAAAAATTGAAATTCCTGAATATACTGGACCGTAGAACACCTGTGTCAATAAATCTTGCTGAGACGTATCATTCCAGGTTGTTATTGCAAATTGATCTCCAATGTTTACAATTCCAGTCATAAACAAACTGTTGCCTACAATTTGCCATCCAGCCAAGGTTGTAATTGCAATTAAAATTCTTGCCCCTGCTGCTGGAGGTGTATTAAACACCACTTGACGTCCAGGTGTTTCACTACCAGTGTATGAAGTCACTGAGTAAGTACCAACAGTAGCGCCTACCGTTTGAACTTGCAGTTGGTTATCTACCCATACCATAACGTCTGTGGGGGCATTGATCAAAGCCTGGCTAAAACCAAGTCGTTGTGGCAGTCCAAATTCAGTACTGGAGTCGTCGCCAATCCATTCAATACTACCAGGCGGTTTTAATCTCAGTCCGTTTTGTACCACACACGCATTAACAGGATTGGTACCTTCAGTACTGTTAGTTAATGTAATAGTTCGATTACTGGCTGTCAACGCAGTGGCAGTAAAGTATTGTACCACCGGAGTACTCCAACTATATTGTTCAGGTGTAGTGTAACCCAAGGCACACAATGATATACCGTCGTTAACGGTTGGTGTAAATCCAAATGTAACCAGTGTTTGTAGCGTTGGAACAAACGGCAACCAGTAAGTGGTATTAAAAATTGCAGTGCCAGCAGGTACATCTTGCAGTGCGCGATAGTAGTCGCCACTGTCAGTTACTACATCAAACTTGTTGTAAGAACTAATAATACTCCATTCAACATGTTCTTCCCAGGCTTCAAAAGTGTTGCCTGTGGTTGGCGAGCCATTTCTAAACACAACCAGTTGGTTAATTTCTGCGGCATTTACAGGAATCAACACAGTACTTCCTACTGCACCAATCAGCAGATCTCTGTACAACTGGCTTCCGCCACCGAGTTCGTAAACAAAAATATTGAAATTATCGTTGACAGTAACACCGCCAACAATGGTCACAGTTTCTGCGTCCCAATCAATAGTAAAATCAATGTCAGGATACAGATCTCGCCCAGTGGTAATATTACTGACCAACACTTGCACTGGGAATTCAGTAACTCCTTGCCAACTGTAAGTCGAAACTCCACTTTCTAAAGTGTATCGAACGCTGTTGACTTGGAAACCGTGACCATTTTCTCCTGGTAAGCCATCATATGCTGACCAGTCGCTACCGGGACGAGTATAAACACGCAAATCCAATGTATCGTATTCTGCACCGTTGACCAGTTCTTCTGGTGCATGACCTTCATATGGTCCTAGGTATTGGCCGCCTTCTACGTTGATGTCACTGAATCTTGTGCCTAGTGCAACATCAGTATAATTGCTTTCATAATCAGCGTCCAATGGCAGAGGTGCTCCAAAGTAGTTACCCCAAACCTGAACGCCAGGATAATCAGTTCCGTCAATCAGCAGTGGCAATTCAAGTCCAGGCAAAGATGCGCTAGGAACATAGTATCCCATGGTTCGATCCACTCCTGACAACTGGCTGGCCGGAACTTCAACCCAATCTTCTAAATTGAATTCAGGGCCCACGTTGGCAGAGCTACCATCACTGTTTTCTGCCCGCCACACAGCATTGTTGTGTCTTACCAACGTGCCATTAACATAAGTTCCATCGGGACTCCAGGTAACAATGCTGGTTTGATATTGGAATCTATCATACTTGATTGTGGTTCTAAAACTTCTAACCAAATCATTGGTCATCACAGCATAGGCTTTGGCGCCTGTGCCATTGCCGCCGTCAAATACAATGGTAGGTGTAGAAGTGTAGCCTACACCAGGATTCAACACGTTGACCCCAACAATTTGTCCGATGAAGTTCAACACCGGGACCACTTCTGCGGCTTCGATACAATCACCTTGGACAATTACTGTAGGCGCAACAGTGTAGCCTACACCTTGATCAATCATTTGTACAGAATCAACACTCAGTGTATAGTTCGACAGCCACTGGCTATATGGCCATTTTGACCAAATTGGGTCATCTTCGTAGACATCACTGTCAATGTTAAATGGCTGGTAACTGCTGTGGTTGTACGGCAACAATATTGGACTGGTGTATTTGGGCACAGTCAAACTGGTGTTGTAGTATGCTGGCAGATCAAAGTCAGTTATGTCTCCCAAGAACACGTCATTACCATTGTAGGTCAAATTAAATTCACGGATCTGTACGTGATAAGGTTTAACTTCTTGAATGTAGTCCAAAACAAATTCTTGATTATCTCTACGATAATTCTGATATGGCTCAAGATTTCTAATTCTGTGACTTACATCAATCAATGATGTTTTTACCAACCATTCAGGCGCAGAGAATTCGCTCAACACAAAGTTAAACATTAACATCAGCGCACGATTGCGTTCTATTAATAAATCTCCAACAAATAGTTCTTCGTTAATAGCTTGAATAATCTTACGAGTTTCAATCACAGGTTCTTGATCAAAGTATTGCGCATCAAATACTTCAACGTCAAAGCCAAATCTGCCAAGTTCATAATCCCAGAGCTCAGCCGAGAATTCAATAGTACCATCTTGCAATGCAACTCTGTCCCATCCAGTGACAGTTTTGAGATAGATTTCCCACTTACCTTGAGCATTGGCTGTTACTTTAACAGAACTCCCTACTGGCACATCTAGTGCTGCAAGTGCAGCATAGTTTGATACTTCTACTAGAACTTTGGTACTGCTATTGTATCCAGGCAAATACCAATCAATGTGACTCCAGTAAGCCGGGGTATAATAGTTTTGAACTCGAGACAACAGTAATTCTCTAACACCAGTCTGTGTTTCACTTTCAATCACTGTGTAAATGGTCCAGAAACCGTTGTTGCTACTGTCTGACAACACCAAGTAAGTGTAGCCCAATGGCACTGCGTAGATATCTTGATAACTTAAAATTTCGAGATTAGCAACTTCAAAATCCCATTGGCCAGAATTTGCGCTTGGCACAGGTTCTTTGCTGTTTAATAATACAAATGTTTTTGTTTCGACCACAGGGTACAATGACAACACGGAATTTACTCTTGTGAGATAGTTTTTCAGTGCATCAAAGCGATTGATAAACATTGACTGACGTGGGCGGAACTGAACTCCGTAACGTTCTGCTTCAAACAAATTAGGATCAGGCACTTGATTTCCAAAGGTGTCGACACCGCAGAAACTGTCCTGAAGTTTTTTGTACAGGCTTTGACTAATCCAACCGTCAGCGAGGCCCTCAGCAACCAGTTCATATTCAACGTGTACATTGGCGTCTGTTAAGATTCGATCAAATTCAATGTGAAGAATTGTGTCTTCGGCTTCGATCAAGTCGCCTGAGTTATACAACGCCACAGTGCTGGCATTGATTGGGGCAATATAAGGGATACCGCTGGATTTAGGATCTGCAATATAACGACTGACTGTAGAAATTGGCAAAGTTTTGCCTTGATTCACAGCAATTGTTGTTAGGTCTTTGACCCAGAAATAGTAATTAGTGGCCAATGTACCATCTTGATTCAATGTGGTATTTGACGTATAGCTCACTACATCTTTAGGGGTTCCTGGTCCAGTATAGTTTGCTGGAGGCACTGTGCTTTGAATCCACTGATAGATGTCAACAGTACTGCCCGGGAATATCTGTGCCCAACGACGGCTAGCATACACTATAGAATCTTGATTTGGATCAATGAATCTTACTGTGCTAATATCCCACCACACTTCTCCCACATGATGTCCAAACCAAGTAGTTCCAAGATTATTAATTGTGCCATTGTTGTACATGGCTGGATCAATGGCGCCAATGTAATCAATGTTTTGTCTAGCGGCTCCTAGAATTTTACCCTGTAAAGGATTGAAGAAATCTAAGAATTCTGTGCGTGCTGATGTGACCTTATCATAGAAGAACACCGAATTTAAAAGTCGTATGTCAACAGTAGGTTGTTCAACATACACAGGTACCCAGGCCGGTGTTCTGTTGGGGTTCTCAAACACAAATACTCGACCAAAGTTTGCGGCGCTGTCCCCGGCATCATTGCCAGGTGCACCAACCAGCAATATACCACCTTTGTAATTAACAGCAATGCCATAATCATCGTAACTGGCAATATTTGTGCCAACAATTTGATCGCCAAACACAAACATAGATGGATTGGCCTGCGTGTTGGAACTGCTGTTTAACAAATCAAATGTGTATACAGCGCCACTCTGTGCAGTAGAACTAAAGAACACTGTGGCACCTACGTCCCAAATAGTGGTATTGTCATCCCATTCAATTTGAATGTATTGTGTTCCGTTGTTGGCACCAACTACCAAACTTGTTGCAGATTCGTCGAGGCTTATACTCTGGCCAAACGACGCCATTTCCAATGGATAAGGATTTTGTATCTGTTGTGTAAACACAAATGGCTCAAAACCGCAGTCAGTCCAAACACTGCCTATAGATCCGGGAAGCACACTTACTTTATTTGCGACAGGTGCAGAATTTGAATTTGTCACAGTGATAGTGAGATAACCGTTGCTAACTGATGCAGTTACGTTTGGAACCATGGCATTGATTTCACTGGCTAAACTAGTGACTGTGTTGTTTGGTGCCGATGGAACAGGTACGTCCATATTGTTGACTCGCAGAGTATCACCAGCAGTCAGTGTAGGATTGGCCACAGTTGCAGTGATACTTCCGTAAATTCTTGCTACGTTGACACTGCGTTCTACTACACCACCTTTGAAAATTTGCGCACTGCTTTGTGGGGCGCCCGAGTAAACACTACAGTTATATCTACATAGTTCAACAGAAGTACCAAAATTAGAAAATTCAGCAACGCTATCCTGACTGATAGTTTGCATCAATGAGAATTGATTGGTTTCAATTTCTACCACGTCGCCTACTGTTAAATCTGTCAGCACAGTTACATCATTGCCTGATACAGTAAAACTGTTTGGAGCATCAATCACAGCATCAGTTTGATTGATTAAAAATTCTCCATTAACAGTTACAGATATAGGGCCAGTCATTGTGCCAAGAGTGGTAAATGTCACTGAACTTGGATCTTGGCCATAAATGAATCGTTGTACGTCGCGATCGAATACATAGATTGCCCCGGCTTCAAGTTCACCGTCCACTGTTTGTCCAGGAGCACCAACAACTACTTGTCGTCCGTCTGTGCTGACTGCAATGCTAGAACCAAACATGGCTGTGCCGCTGAGTCCAGCAGGACTCAAAGTGTCAACATATTTGAAATAGCTTTGAGCTACAAATTTTAAATTGTTAGTTCCTGCTGACGGAGTAGTGTCAAAATTAATTCCGCCAGCACCATCATAGTAATAATCAAGGAACGGTCGTTGTAGCACATCATCGATGTAAACATTTACAGCATAAATGTTATCAACTGTAAAGAAATACTGACTGATGTTATAGTTATTTGTTAGTCCAGTAGCACTGACATACTGAGTGTTGATACGTTGGAATCTAATCAATGCACCTTCTGATGGTGCTGTAACAAAATTCACAGTTGAGTATGCTGCAATATTATAATCAACGCCCAGTGTTAATAACTTTCCATTTACATACACCAATAGTTGTGTGTTGGCATCAATCTGAATTACGTCTGCTATTTCATAGGATGTTGTAACACCGTCGGCTAATTGAGTAATAAACTGATTTTGCCAATCAACTCGTCCGTATGCATATACCTTGTTATAAACTGGAGCGCCAACATACAACCAACGCTCGTCGTTGCTCATGGCTACTGAAGAACCAAATTTTGTCGGGACATCAAATAGAATGCCTGCGCCATCTTCAGCAACTAGTATTTGCCACTGTGCATATGGTAGAACGCCGGGTTCACCCAAGGCAGGATCACGATAGATCACAACAGCGTAACCGTAATTATCAATACCCCAAGATCCCAAACTTGCACTGGCACCTGCCACTGCCCAGGTCGAACCTCCAAAATCAACTGCGTTACCATAGCCACGTAGTCCCGTAGTGTCAAGAGTCAAAATGCCATCACCACTTTGCAATGGACTCACCGGTGTGTACTGATCGCTATAGCTCTTGACGTAAAGATAAACAGCGCCAGTTTCGGTTCCAGTATTAAATCCGTAACGAGGACTACCTACTAGACTAGCCAGTCTATTATCAGATTGTGCCACAGATGCGCCATATTGTTCTCCCGCATCAAGTAGCACAGGTGCCAGTTCGATGTTGTTGGTGAACACATACTGTTTTTCAATAACTTCCCAAAGTCCGTCACCGTTGTTGTCTACCCATACTCGAGCGCCAGGCTGAATGGCCAATGCGTACGGCAAGTCACCTACTTCGCTGGGTTGGTCTACACGCATGGTCTGCAATGTAAAGCCAAGACCGTTGCCATCAGCAACTGTTCGGCTGCCTCTAAATTGAAATACTATGTTAACAGTGTTTAAGTTGACCACAGAAACAACATCATATACACCATTGACTTCGTCGTCAAAGAATTTGATAATTAGTTTATCACCAACACTGAGTCCATGTGCTGTTGAGAATATTACTCGGCTGGTATTGTCAAGGTTATCACACACATGCTGTACGATTCCTGGCACAGGCTCAGCGCGATAAATTCCCCAGTCGTAACTGTTGACTTTTGCAGCCCAAATGCTAGTACCCACTTGAATCTTATCGATGTTGGCTTTCAAGCTAGCGTTGTTGTTGATATCAAAAACAGTGATATCAGCATCATCAAGATTGACATAGCCAGCAGTCGGTAAACCAATGTCCAGTGGTAAATCTGTTGTGGTTGGCAAAATATTTGGCGAAGTTAATTTATAACTTTCTCTCCAAATGTTACCTAACTGAATTGCTTGATCAGCGTCGCTTGGTTGATTAGGATTAATCACTTGCACAAGGCTAGGATTACTGTTTAGCAATCCACGATTTAATCTCAACTCAAAGAAACTGCGGTTGGCATTGGCGCCATATACACCACGTTGCACTGCCCAGTTTTCGTAGACTTGATAGTCAGCACTTTCTTTTCCAAGGTTGGCTTGTCCAAACAACTCTGTTGATAACAATGTTCCTTTGCTGTGTAAGAATTGACGATAAATGTTAACTTGACTAACATCATCGAGATTCAAAGCAGCCATGTATTGACGAGGACGGAAACCAATCAGCCCGTAGGCCAGCAAGTCATTGTCACTTTCAAGGTTTGCACCGTTGATATTGTAACTGTTGGCCAGTTGGTTGGCTTTGTTGGCTAGGTTAGGCAACAAGCCAAGTTCAATTTGTGTGTAATCACTTTGATACCAATCATTGAAATTGAACTTTTCGCTGGGTTGTACAATAGTAGCAGCAGACCAATACTGATTTTTGTACTTGACCAGTTCGCCCTTGGCATAGGTACGCAGTCCTGTCCACTCTTGTATGTTGTCTCTGTTGAGAATAAAGCCTTGAGCGTCCAACGCACCATTCCACTCTGTGGTAGTCACAGCAATGAGATTCAATCGACTTTGGCGAGCACCAGTGATAGGTTCATAAATCAAATCTCCAAATACGCTTTGATTGTTCAACACAATGAGATGTTCGTAATTTGTAAACTTTAAGTCAACGCCGCTGAGACTTTCGCCGTTGAGCGGTTCTACTGAGAAGGTATTTTCTAAACGAACAATATTCAAATTACGTGTGTCTAGTTGATTTCTGTTTTGATCTACCAAAACACTTTGTTGTGTTTGTGTAAAAATATTATCAACCACTGCACGAGGTTTGGTCACTGACAGTTTGTTGGCCAAGGGATTCAAATTAATTAGAGCGTTTTCATTCCAGCCTTGCTGACTCCAGTACAAGAATTCTCGAGCCATTTGTTGCCAGTCTAACTGATATCCATTAAATCTGTCGGTGAATGTTAATCCTTGGTATTCTAGATATTTTCCATAGCTCAGCAAGAATTCTACTACTTCTGCTTGTGTTGCAAAAATATATCCGTAAGGTACTCGTCCAATGTTGTTGGTCCATTTGGTAGGTACTTGTACTGCACTGCCACCGGCGTTGACCAGTTGGTACTGTCCAGTCTGTTGTGGCAGCAATATGTCAAAAAATGCCTGGCTGGTACTGTAGCCAAACACTGTAAATCCGCCTGTTACTTGCTTGACAACTACACTGCTGTAACTTATATGATCAAAAGGTTGATTCTTATACAGCATCAAATCATAGCTTTCATCAGGAATCAAGAAAGCAGTGTTTTGACTGTTAGGGCTAGACTTTTCTGTGTAAATCTTAATATATTGTTTGTCACTGAAACTGGCCATGCGATAGCACAAACGTACATCAAGATTTTGCAAATCAGCCTGTATAAATGCTGTGCTGTCCAACCCAGTCATACGATTAAAATCAACAATCCAGTTGATATAACTGGCCTTGCTCACGCCATTGCCATAGACTTCGACGCCGTTGGCATCTAAACGATAGCGATTATTATAGAGGTACTGCCCAAATTCATCGCTATACTTGTACAAATCTCTGTCAGCAAACAATGCAAAGAACTTGGCTGGTCTAGTAATGGCCAACAATTTCATCGCAGCAAACGGGTACACTGAACTGTTCCACCAAGACGCTTCTACTGGGCCGCCGTCGCCTACCTGCCAACTTTTCTTGATTCGTTCGGCATTGAGGTTGCTTACAACACTGTCGGCCGGACTCAACAATTCTCCCTGTGACCCTGTAGGAATAACTTTGGTCAAGCCAGGTCTGATATATGCGGGCTTAACATAAGGTTCAGTAGGATCTGCCACATAGCCGGCTTCAAGGTCATCCCAGAGAACCAAGTTTGTATTGGTATATGGCCCGGGACCGTAAGCATCTAACCAATAGTCTGGACGCTCTGAGAATCCCAGCATTTCCCATGGTGCTAACTGTGGCTGTTGGGTATCGTAAAAATAACGATTGATGCCGCGCCAGGCGCCAGGCAGAGTAACATTTTCAAGTGTGCCTACGCTGTCGGAATAATTCCAACTAAATTCGTTGGTAGCAAAAAAGTCTTGTGTTCTATAATCTAGCTTATTCCAGCCGACGTAGTTTAAAAATTCAGTGGCCAAGATGCTGTTGATTTCGTTGATGTCAAATCCAGTGTTGCGGAAAGCTCCCGGAATTACATCTACTGCTTCAAGTGGCACAGGATTACCATCAAGTTTGATGTTGTTGTAAATTCTAGTTTCAAACTCCAGCAATACATCGTCACGGATGTCGCCAAACAGCGGAGTGAAACTACCGTCGTGTCCAACTATACCTTGTACTTCTCCACTAGTCGATTGCTCAGTAACAATCTGTGGTCTCCAAGCAGGGTATAATCCCATCTTACTTGGTGTGTTAGGAACATAACTACCAGCCGTAGAAGAATACTCTCTAATGGTCAAAGTGTCACCTACGTTGAGATCAGTTAGTATGGTAATGCGAGGACCATCAGTTGCAACTGTGTATTCTAGACCTCTTACTAAGATTGTGTCATTTAGGTACACGTTCATGCCAAGATAGTTAGCCGAACTATAATTATGAACATAAACTGTGTCAAATGTGCTAGTGGTCACAAAAGAAATAGTATAAGTGGTTGTGGTATACAACGCACCTTGTGGGATCATGTCTGACCAGTAGAATGGCTGTGTTTCTACCTTGCCTAAAGTCACAGACGCAATAGCAGTATCGAGAACTTCTGCTGTGGTTTGAAATTGTATGGTCTGTTGGGTCACAGCATTTAACATCTGATTTTTAAATTTCAGATATTCTTTGCTGTTGAAATCTAAGGATGCAAAAATATTGTAATCTGTACTTCTTAGGAAGTAGCCAGTCAAAGTCAATGGCGCACTTTGTTGCAGAATTACCTGGCCCCAAGGACCAATATTTCCTAAATCTCTAGTGTTGTTTGCACCGTTGATTTTGCCCACAATAGTTGTTAAATTTTGGCAGATACTTTCATAATGTGTTCTAATTGTACCCAAAGTAAAGTAATTGCTGTTGCCATTCAAAGGATTCTTTTCTAAGTTTAAAGGAACTTGATAAAACGCCTGTTTACTTGTTTGCTCGCTCAACGCTTCAACTTCTACTATATCGCCTAAAGCATAAGTGCTGTCAAGCGTGATAGTAGTTGTAGTATCTGTGGTAATGTAGGTGTAAGTTCCTGGATCTCTGAATTGACTACCAACATAAACTTTGACTGCGGGCACAGGGTAATCTGCCGCTACTTTAACATCAAGTTTTAGAGTTCCACCATTGTAAGTGAACTGAAATTGTTGACGAATCAACGTCGGCGACACAGCAGTCTGCCAACCAATTTGTCTTTGATACACAGTTCTATCACTATATTCTCTTACAAATCCACTACTGATATTTTCTGTTGCACTGACATTGTCTCTGGTGTAGACAAAAGTGTCTTTGTATAGATTGTTATCAAAAACAATGTCGCCAACGTTATTGATGTTCAAATACTGCAAAGGAAACTTCAGTATACTGTCAATCACACCAGTGGAAGGAGTAGCGTAACTAAACAATTTTGTTCCTACAAAATTGCTAGAAGGATATTTGGTCTGGTTGCTGAAACTGACTCCTGCACTGTCGTAGACATTGAACAACGGTGCTTGTTGAATACTAGTTTTTAACTGAGCTTCGTAGTAGTTGCTGCCATCATACCAGAATGTTTTTCCAACCAGAGTGTTGCCTGACAAGCAAACTGTGCTTTGATCAGTTAAAAACACCCCATCTGTGGCCACTGTTAAATTAATAATTGGCTGCCCAGTGTAAGGTGCTGGAATTGGCGGAGACGAGTCTGGAGTAATAAAACTTACAACGTATATTTTATTTCTTACATTAGGGTCTTCATCGGCTGCAAAAATCACACGCGATCCTTCAACCAAGTTATACCCGTCAATGGTATAACTTGTGGCTCCTTGCACGTTGTTAAACGCATCAGTCTGTGTTAAGTCAATGACATTTATAGGCTGCTTGCCTTGTGTGCCCATGTTGAACAATCTAACACCTGGGCGGAATTGAATAATTGGACGCTTGGCTCTGGCATTGTTATCTAGTATAACTTCAGTGTGATTGTACTCAGCGGTGGCATTGATAACATCAATGTGAAACCAGCGATTACTTCTAGTCCAAGCATTTAAATCTTGACTGGCTCGACTAATAGTGAGATAGTCTAATTCGGCTGGCTCAACTGCCACTGTACTGTCATTGGCGTCAACAACATAAAGCTCAGGGCAAATAAAGTTTGATACTGGCAACAACTCAATGGCAGTCCCTACTCCACTGACATAGTATTCTTGATCGGCATATGAGGCTGGTTCAACGTCGCCTCTAAAAATAACTTTTAACCCATTGGTAAACTTTACTCCATTGGGGCTAGTGTATGTTTTTTTACCCAGTATTGTATCAATAAACAAAGTAGAACTTTGAGTTTGATCGATCAGTCGGATAGAACCAACAATGCCAGGATCAGTACCATCTTGATAATACAGTGTATCTAGCACAGCAGTAAGATACGGTATACGTTGAAAGTCTCCGCTGGCATTTTTATACCATTGTGTTGAACTGTATTCTGTGCCGTAGTTGATACTAAATTTTTCCAGTGGCTGCACATCGGCCAATTTATTCAACTGCAAGTAAGTGATGTTGTTGTACAAAATATAACTTATTTGCCAGACTTGGTACCTATCGGTCAAAGGCACTTCAGACACTTGGTCAAACAACAAACTATCATAACTTCCTGGCAATGCATTATATGCACTGTTTTCTGGCAAAGGGTCAAACAAAGTGGTTCTCAACCAACCACCGTCGGTGGCATCAGTTACTGGGTTAAGAAACACCAGTGTTCTAGTATCTAAGTTTGTAATTCCGTCAATACCGCCATAAGTTTCAATGAACTGCGCCAAAGGTTGGTTGTTGATTTGATCAAATTTTAATTCAGTTACTAGGTCTACGCTGCCGTAACTGGCTAAGTTATAATAATAATCCTGTGCTGTTTTTAGTGGTACATCAAATGTCACTGTGCCAAGATCTTCGCCGTTGTTGATAACTCCAAGAACTTCTCTGGTACTTAGGTTAGGGCTGTAGGGATTTTTACCGCTGATTCCAGGTTCTGTTTGGATCCAGAAGCCCGGACCAGTGCCTGGGGTAGCATCAACAATGTTAATAACACCAGTCATAGACAATTGATTTTCTGACACATAGTACAGCGTGTCAGGGGCGTCCTGCGGCACAATAAATGTAATCAGCCCTGTGGCTGCACCGTTTCTGGTCACGCCAGCATTGTAGGCATAACCGGTGCCAATGGTTTGTTGAAACTTTATCCAGAATGGATAGTATCCATTGGTGGTTATATCAAAAACATAGGTGTTTCCTCTAACCAGAGTTAGAGTTGGGTTAGGTTGATAATCAATAACATAAGCAGCAATGCTGTTATTTTGTACCCGGAAGTTTACAGTTTCTTTGGAATTTTGTGCTACCTGGAATGTGTAATTGCCCCCACGAACCAAATCAATAGTTGGGTTATTGCCGGCCAGGCCAGAGAAAGTGTACACACCATTTTCTCTATTGACTATAAAATTGTCCGACGTGGGTATACCTGTGGCAGCAACATCCACAGAATCTGGACCGTTAGGAAGCCAAAAATACTGACTGAAGTTTACAAAAGTATCATAATCAACAAACGGATCCCAGGTGTAATACTCACTTTCATACAATCTATCCGGACGTGTGGCATCGCCACCTTGAAAACCAATGGCGTCATTTATGCCTGGGTAAGTAATGACATTTTGAATCGTATCGGTATCTGGTTTGAGACTTATTACAGCGGCCTCAAGTTGATAGTCTTGACGTGTTTTGTCAGGCTCTACTACGTATTTGTCATTGGGGTCAACACCAGGACCCACTCGGCGGCCAATGAACCCCTGAGTCTTTTTAAACTTGGGTTCTTGGACTAATTGATCCAAAGTTGCAGCCAAAAACTGCTTGTTTGTATCTGTTTGAAAAATTTCTGGTAAAAGGTCAACTGTTCTTGTGCGTGCCATTAGATAACTCCACTACCTGGTGCAGTGCGTAAATTAGTGCTTGTCAAAGCTTCGATCACATCAATGTTGGCAATGGTTGCCGCATTGACAAAAATTTCGTTGGGCTGACTTCTGATTTCGTACAGATCGCCAAAACTCTTCTGTACATCGAGTGGTACCAGAACCACCGAACTGATTATAGTACCTAACTGTCTATGCAAATAAGCTGCCAACTCTGAGAAATAAAATGTATCCCCAAAGTTCCACTTGTCGATACTAAAATAATTGTTCATCTCTGCAACTACCGCAGATTTAATTTCGCTGGTACTAGCAGTTGAACCTTGAGCACGTATCACTTTGATTGTGGCTCTTAACTGTTGTGATGCTTTGGAGCCAAACAATGGCTTGAATGTCACAGAGTTTAACACAATGTTGTCGCTCAACATCTTGTAATCATTGAGACCTTGATAAGCAGTGTTAAGTTCATCTAGAGTAGGTACAGAAGGTTGTGCTACGGTGCCTGTGGTATCTCTGATCCAGTTCTGATATGCTGTATAATACTCTTGAGTAACAACATACAAATCAATGATGTTAGTGGTACCTGGATCAATTCTGTTGGTCAACGTAGCGTTGTGACGGTATTGGTAGTACAGAGCTTGGCGACCTGTACGAGCGATCCAACCAGTGGTTTCTACCAAAGTTCTAACGTTGGTAGTTGATATAGTTAATTGGTAGAACTTTTCTTGGCTATAAGCATAGAAAATTTGACCCGGTACCCACTCACTCTTGACTAATTCAATGTCGTCAAGTGTGGCGTAATCTGAGTTTACTACTCCCGGTTCAACCAACAAATAACGTTGTAAATTATCAAAGTCTACAGTTTGTTGCAAGAACACTAACTTTTGATTGGGTTCAACTGTAGGCGCAACAATTTCGTCAAAGAAGTCAGGATTGTCGGGTACGCCGTCGTTGTCTGAATCTCTGTAACTCACCAACACCTGGAAATCATCTACATAGCCGTCACTCTCTACTGGCTGACCAATAATTGTGGTGTATATATCGCCAGGTAAAGGCTCAGTTGAGTCTGGTTTGGTGTTTACTGCTAGAACATTGATAAAATCTTTGATAATGGTTCCAGTTCTACTGTCGTAGATTGCTTGATCATCATAAAAGAAAAATCTAGTTTGTAACACACTGCCAAAGTAATATGACAAGCCACGGAATGTAATTGTGTAATTTTGATTCTGCACCACAAACTGAATTAGCCAACTGGCATCGCTGTTGGTACCAGCGGTTGAACCAGCATTGGCTAAACTAAAGGTAGCGTCTTGATCTAAATTTGTACTTGTGATCAAATACCATGTGTAAGGTGTGCCTGTGATAGTACCGTCGTTGTCATAGCCCAGTCCAAAATTGCGGAACAGTACAATTTGTTCACTGATTTGTTGTTCAACACTGAGCGGCAAGTCTGTAACAAACAATGGTATGATTGTATCAACAATGGCTCCAGTAGGGATAAAGTTGTTGAGCGCAATTGGACCGGCTCCTGAAGTTAAGTTGCCTAGCCCTGAATTCATACCATCGCCGATGACTTCCATTGGGCTAGCCCAAACTTCTGTGCGTTCATCCGGTTTGGTTGGTGTTCCAGGTTGCAATCTGTTGTTGCGATCAAAGTAGTAAGTAACACCGTTAATAGTAGGTGCCACAAACTTGATAAGACTTCCAACTATGGCGTATTTAAATGCTGTGGTAGACGGTGTTCCAACAGGAATTGGTGTCCCGGCAGCATTTTTAAAATAACCAGTGGTTTCGTTTGCCAATGTTGTGCTCTGTTGCCAGTAACTGCCAGCAGTGAGTCCAGTGTTAACACTCTGTCTAGGAAAGTTAGCATAATAAAATTGCTTCATTGTGGCTTCGCCAATCTGTGGCTGTACCTGATTGGCGATTACATCAGCGATTTCATTTCTGTTGGTCCACGAGAATAAAATAGTAGGAAGAACATTGTTCTCCCATAGGCCACCATCACTGCCAAATGTGTTGGTAGAACTGTACTTGCCTGTGTTATCAACCAAGTCAAGATAACGGCTGGTGCCAATTGATGCACGGTTCAAGGCCTTTGACTTGATAATTGAATTATATTGTGTATAAGGAAAGAGATTGTAGTCTTCGCCATTGACCATACGGTTCTGTGTGTAGTAACGAGCAGGAGCACGTTGCTTGATTTCAGCAATAGGCTCACGTGCCTGTGAGTTACTCACAGGTTGTGTGATGCCACAGGTAAATGTAATGGTCTGCAGATTGCCATTGCGATCAGTGTAACTGATAGGCAACACAACACTTTGCATTTCTTCAGGATTGATGATATACTGCAAACCATTGCTGGCACGTACCCAAGCACGGAAAATTCCCACAGGAATTTCTGAAAATACACCATCACCAAACACCATGGTAATTTGATCGTTGGTGCGGCTAGTGGTACTAAAAATTGGTCGCAGTGTGGTAGTTTGTTCGCCTGCGCCAGCATAAATGTTTTCAGTGTAGGCCCATTCACGACTGATGTTGCCAAGGTTGTCAAGTTGGAACAACCAGCGGTCTTCGTTGTTAACACCTTCGATGTTGATGTTTACTGTACGGTTGGCAATACGCTCGGCCAAGTTAAAGTCTTGGTTTTGCAATGTTCCTTGTTTGAACAAGAAAAAGTATCCTGTGTTGGCACTTTGAAACCCAAGATTGTCGTTGCGGAACAATATGTTAAAAGGTACGTTGGCCTGTGGGCTTGGTTCGTACACATAGTTTCTGCCAGCCATGGTAGCGTTTACTGCTTCAAATGGCATGTTGACTCCGTCAACTGTGGCGCTGTAAGGAATTACAGGTAAAAATCCTGGCACCAAGTTAATTGAGTATTCGTCTGTGCGAACATTCAAAATTGTTTGTCTTGCGCCTGGTCTTCCTATTTTTTGTGTGTCTACCAAACTTGCATTGATAATTGCAGTAAATTGTTCTTGCCAATCTGGATTGGTAGCATCAGCCCAGTTTACAGTGACATTGGAAAGATTAACACCATTGTAGTCTACTACGTTTTCTGTAGTCATTACAGAAAATACCTTAAGGTATCCTTGTGCGGCTGTGTTGCGCTTGGCGGTATAACTCACTAGGTTGGCAAGACGCACCACTGAATCACGACGTTCAGCAGTGTCTAAATAATTTTCACGAGTGTTAAGATCAGTACGGAAGGCCAGGCTTTGTCCCATGAACGCAATGATGTCCAAGAGAGCAATAAATTCAGATGATTCAATGTAGTCATTGAATGTTTCAGGATAGTACAAACGCAGATAGTCCACAAAACTTTTGCGCAAAGTTTCAAAATCGTAACTTTGGAAGTCTGCTTCACGATAGGTTTGATAGATCTGTTTCCAGTCCTCTACACCAAAGATTGCTGTTTGTCTAGTAGTTTTTGCCATGCTCTACACCTTGTGTTGTATTTACCATAGTAAAAAACGGCGTAGTTATACGTAAGTGGCACTGCGTTGTAATTGATCAAAAAAGATGGCCAGACGCTCAGAGTTCTGTGAAGGCACAACCTGTAGGTTGACCTGTACTAGAATGCCATTTTCTTGCGGATAAATCTCAATGTCATTGATAGCAATTCTAGGATCTTGTCCTGCCACTCGCTGTATTTCAGCACGTATGGTTTCAACCAGGCTTTCAACTTGGTTTTCAAACAAAAAAGTCCACATCACTGTACCATAAGCAGGGCGCCCTGGTAACTCACCTTGACGGATGTTAAATGCGTTTAACAAATCTTGTTTGATCAATTCAAAGCCAGTCAGCGTAAACTTTTTAACTTGGTTGATTGTGTTGAAACCTATAAATGTTGTCATACAGATATTTATTGGTTAAAATTATTCAGTATAAGTCAACTTAGGAATCTTAGGATCGCCCAAGATGCGTTGTGTGGCTGCATTGAGTGTTGCACGATTAACTGTGTTTGCGGATCCTGTGATTTTTTCTTCTTCCAACATGGCTCCGTTGGCTTTGAGGTCAGAAAGATTAACACCAAAAGCTCCTGATGTTGCTACTTGATCAAATGATGTTTTTAAGTCTGTTGGCAAGGCCGCACCTTTTGACCAGGCGGCGGCTGCGGGGACACTTTTGGCAGCATTTAACGCCGCTCCTACTGCTGCCTGAGGATTCAATGAGCCTACTGGAATTCCCACAGTTTTTAGTGCGTTCAATCCATTGCTCATCAAAGATTGTTGGGTTAGATTTTGTATTGATGGATTTTTTAGCATTGCACCAGCCGAAGTTATTCCGTCTTTGCCTGTCCATACTGTGGGACTTTTAAGCACATCAGCAATAGTGCTGCCTGCTGTTCTTGCACTAATGCCAGGTTTTACATATCCTGCTGTTTCAAGTTGCGATACATTTAAACCAAAACATCCAAGGCCGTTGTTATTACTCAACACAGAAGTAGGTTGATTTACCAAGCGTTGTAGACTTGACAATCCTGCTGTAACAGCAGTTGCTGGTAATCCAGCCATTGCCGCCACACCTTGTGCTGACTTGGCCAGATTTCCAAGATTTATAGGAGAGGTTGGTAGAATACCGCTAGTTAATGTTCGAGTAATTCCAGCCACAGCAGCAGGTGCAGCCGGAAAAACTGATCCCATAGCACTGCTAACAGCACCGGTTACGCCTCCCAGTGCTTGTGTCGTACTGTTTATTACACTGCCTGGAGACAACCCCACTAGTGCGCCAGTTTTAGATTGAGTTTCAAAAATTTCTCTAGCGCGAGATTCAGTTAGCGATTCAGGTCCTGACACAGTAAATTGTTTTCTTGAACTGTCAGTAAATGTGTATTCTGCCATTATTCTTGCACCTCATCTTCTTCTATGTCAACGTCTGGCGGCATGGCCACTGCACCTGGTGGGGGACTTGGTTGCCCTTCTTCAAGATCAATTTTTACATCAACGCCCAGTCCGTGTTGATCGTAAGGTTCGTGTGTGGGTGCTCGACTCACAATACTTTCTAAAGCATCGGGTTCACTAACCCATCCTTCGCTGGTTTTAAAGGTCGTATCTGGCAAGATAGTTTTTGTAATTTTATCTGGAAGTTCAACTTCGCCAGCAGCAGGGCCGTTAAGATCGATTCCTCCTGCACTGAATATCAAACTGTCCCCTCCGCCCCAACTACCGCCAGCACTGTTCAGGGTCAATGTGCCATCGGCTTTGATTCCTATAGGTGCTTTAGAATACAATGTCATTGATTCTTGAGCTTGTGCAGTAAGAGTAGTCACTGCTTCGATTCTTGTGGCAGCATTTGATTTCATGTGTATGTTTGCGCCAGCATACATGTTGATATCACGATCAGCATGAAAGTTAATATCGCCCTGAGTACGAAGATTTATCGAGTTCGTGCTGTATACGTCCACTGTGCCTTGTGCCCCAAACTCTAACCAAGTTTGGCCATTGGCATGCACAATATAGAAAAAGTCTCCCGAATCACTCATGGTGATTTGATGACCTTTTGTTGTTCGTAATCTGAACAAGGCATTTTGCCCTTCAAGATCTCCGTCGTCCATGACCAGTGTGTGGCCACCAATTCGTCCAATGACTTTAACATCGCTTGGCTTGACTGATTTGCTTTCTAGTTTTTTGCGTATTTCATTGGGCTGTAGGCCGCCTTGATACACTGGCAAGCCTGGTGTTGAATGCTACTTTGTATTGGCCCCCGTTCAATGTCTTTGATCAATCCTTGTTGGAACATGGCACCAGCAACAACGCTTTGCACCGGTTTGGTTTCTGCAAAAAATTTAGGATTACCTTGTACTTGTTTGTTGAGTGTGTTTATTTCTGCCACAGGCAATCTACTGGCATTGGCGAAATAAGTTTTTTGGTTCTCGTTGTTGGTTTTAAAGTTATCACTGCTGCCAATGGCAGGAACCATGTGTGTAAGTGTGTCTTCGGGGATCACACCAATGTAATAACCTTGACTGCGATCTCCATTGACAAAAATACAGATTACTTTGATTCCAATGTCTGGCGGAGTGAACCACATGCCATAGGCATTAGGATTTCCTGGGTATGTACCTGAGCCGTTGGAAGTACCGCTGGGTTGAGTGTAACCATAAAATGGCGGCAAATAACTCACAGTGACCCAACGTGTGGAGTTGTCTTTGCTAGGACCACTGAATGTTTCTATGTACACCTGCAAGCGACCAAGACGAGCAGGGTCAATGTTGTTCATGACTTCGCCAATAAACGGCCCGCTTTCAGCAGTGTAACCACCGCGATCCATTTTGTAATTCTGCGGCGTGCCTTTGGGATTTTCTCTATTCTCTGCCATGTGTTACCTTAAGTTTCTAACACCATTATTTGAGGTGGGTCTGAGTTGTTTCCTGATTCCCCAATTTTAGGAGGAGGTTCAAATTCAGTTTGTTCAGCAACCACTGTTCCATCACTGTCGGGGTCTTCTGGAGGTGACTGAGCATATACTGTATCTGCTGGCTCAGTTCCGTCGTCATACCATCCTGTATTACCGCTGTCTGCTGCTGGCGCTTCTGCAGGATTAGGTTCTTGTATAGTACCGTTGGTATTGTTCACACCTGGCTGTGTTTTTAGTGGCTGACCTGTGCGATCATTGACACCGCCGTTGGGGTTATCAATTCTGCGAGGATCTTGTTTTCCTGGCGGTTGATTTGTTGTGTTCACTGTGTTTGAACCGCTGGGTGTCGGGAATGGATACAAAAATCCTTGTATTGTTTGCTCAAATCTACCACCTCTGAGTTCAGACGTCACTACCCTTGCAGTATAAACATAACTCTGCACTGGATATTTGTCTCTGGTGTTTGCATACGGATCGGCCAAACCTGTGGTAAGATCATAGTCCTGCGGCTTCTGCCATGCTATTTCAAACATAGGCTGACCGAAATCATAGTTAATGGTGCCGTCTTCTAAGAATGGATTAGGATACTGATCTGCAATAACCACCGATCCCAGTAGTCCAGGGCCTTGTTGTATCCAAGCCGGATCACCAATGATTCTAATCTTAGTACTGGCCAAGTCTGAGTAATTGTAAAGATATTCTGCTGCCTCAGCCGGAGCTTCGTTACCTCTGTTCTCAGCACCTGCTGTGGATTGATCAGATCTTGGTGCCCAGTACCATTTAATTTGATCTGCCATGCTGGCGCTGGATTTTTTCAATAAATCATTTTGTAAATTATTGCCTGGTGTATTGCCACTGACAACCATTTGATACATGGCATTGAAAGTAGCAGTGTAATCTAACACGGCAACGTTTTGCCCAGTGAACCAGTATGGATATCTCTTGTGTACACCGAGAAATTGAGGAGACCCGTAGAACCTTGAAACAAAATTCTGCAATGTGTACACATTGATGGTGTATCGTATCTTGTACACCGGTCTATTCATCTTGCCATCATTTTTGGTACCATCGGGGATGGCTTCCATGACAATGTTGTACCACTGCATGTTTTTGGTCCCGCGTGGTGCATTGGCAATGTACTCGTCCGACTCTTCAGTAGCCGCAACTTTGGCTTGATCATATACAAAACTGCTGTCTCTAATGATTTTATCGATAGCATACAGAACCTGTGTACCAGCCGGAATGCCAATGTTTCTAGCATTGTAAACCACCGACTGCCGATCTGACAAAGCACTGCTAGGCGACTGTGATGTGGGTGCGCCCATAGGAGTGGCTCCTTGATTACCGGTTGGATCTTTGAGAGTTACCTTGGCGCTTTTGATTACTTCGGCGCCTGGCGCAAAAACTATCTCATAAGTGTCGGCGTATTCAAAAATACCTTTTTTGACAAATTCTTTTTGTAAACTGTTCAATGCCTGCATCAGACCCACAGCACTCATTGTGCCTACTGATGGGACAGCGGCAGCAGTTGGTGGCGGAGGAGTTGTAGAACTTGCTGTGCCATCATTTTCGTAGTAGGTTTCTCCCACTGTTGCATTGTCAATTCTTCTAATATCAGCCTGTTGAGCAGGTCTGGAACTAAATGTGCCTGCCGCTGAATTTCCTATTAAAATATCACCAACTGTTTTGCCACTGAGTTCTATGTCTGCCGGCACTGTGCCTCGGCGCGATGTGCCTGCAATCATCTGTCCAGGTGTGCTAGCAACAACGTCATAGGTTACCTGTCTATTGCTAACTGAAAAGTTGATTTCCTTGATTTGAAAAGGTATGTATTTTTCAACAATGGCTCGAGGATCTGTTTTTGAGATTTTGTTTGCTGGCAATTGTGGATTGCCATTTTCATCAAATCCGTACCATCGTAAAACCATGAGATAGTTGGCTTGTTGATAGTCCACTGGCCCGTACTCAGTTCTAGGTGCAGCATCTTGCACTGCTTGATACAATCTGTTGATAAATGTAATGCCGTTGGGTTCAGTTACTTGAAATTTCAACGACACAGTATTGCTGGCCTGACCACTGCCTTTGCCCAACAAGTATGTGGTAAACTCAATGTTATCAATGTAAAAATCCAAAGGAAATGCTGGACTACGACCGGCTACCGCGGCTGCACTGGTGTCGACTCCGTTGTTTTCGTAAAAAGATCGTGTTTGTTGGTTGCCAACAAATCCCGAACGTCCTGCCGGAGCTCCGCTGTTTTGTATCAACAAGTTATACCCAGATAGACTTTTGTTCTTGCTGGTCATAAACTTAAGGTATTGCTCTTGGCTCAAAAGATACATTGATGCTTGCCAGGTATAGGTAGCAAACTGATCTAGTACATTGGGCTGTGGTCTCACAAATCCTGAAGTTCTAGTTTGATCATTGCTGTAGGCAAATTTTTCAAAGTCAGATGAATCTGAACCAGAATTATTAACTGTTTGTGTTGACTGCGAAGATTCCTGTGGATTATCGTCTTGTGCGCCGACACCGGGCGCTCCGGGTGCAGTTACATCGCCGGGCGTACCACCTGGATCGTACAGTTCTCCAGTCTCTGGATTTTGTTTTAAATTTGAGGGAGACCCATCTTCAGATACCACTGGCACGCCAACATTTGGCTGTTCAACTCCTGCAGGTATAGACTGAGTTTGTGTAAATGGTTTTACTTCTGGATCAGTGTTGTTGTCAGATGGTGCGGCAGGCTGTGGTAAAGGTATACTTGTTTCTACCGGCACTGAAGATGTTGACTGCGGCGCTATTAAGTTGTCTAGTTCTGTAATTGTTGCTGATATTTCAGCATTGAGTTGTTTGATTTGATTCAGTAGCTCTACTTCTCCGGCAAGGTATCTGGCACCCAGGGCATTACGTTCATCCGCAAGACGCTTCCACTTTGCATCTAACTCAGCAATTCTATCAGTGTTGTCAGCCATGTTTAGAACCCTAGATTATTTTTCAGTGTAGTAATCTTAGGAACGTAGATTCTAGTGCCAACTTTGAAATCCCAAGGCGGTGCAGTCAGCGTGTTTGGATTGCGCTGATAAAATACCCACCATAGTTCTGGAGTACCATACAAGTCATAGGCCAGTAAGTCAGGTCTGTATTGGTAGGTTTTGTTTATGATTGTAGGAAGATCATCACTTTCAGAAGGAAAAGTGCGATAGTTCATTACATCCAAAAAAAACTGACTGTAATTGGTTGTAAAATAAGGACTGGTTGAACTGTAGGTTACTTGTGCCATTACCAGAACCCTCCTCTGAGTTGGTTGCCATTGGCAAAATTCTTAAAGCTAAATTCCTGACTTACCTGACGTCGAGTTTGCACCGGCAACAGCGCCACGCTTATTTCCATCTTGGTAGGAACATAGGTTGCATTGCCATTTGAATTCACTGTTTGTTGCACTGTGTTTTGCACTGGCGGTTGAAAAATACCGCCTAGAGGAAGTCCGCCAGCACTGGTCAGTCTAGCTTTGATTGCTGACAGCAAGTTGCCAGCACCGGTAAATGCTGGAGTCTTTTGTGCTAGCATGTTGAGACCATAGTTGTTGGGATCCACTCTAACATAGTCAACGTCATTGGGCAAACTGTAGGTAAAGTTTGAAACCAAACAAGGATGCCCGTTGAATTGATATTGCCCCAGTCCAGACAGATATACCAACGGTGGCGGTGAACCGCGATAAGCCGGATCTTGACCGTAAAACATTTTTGTAACACTGCGGAAAAAATGTATCACTGCTAGCAAGTACTGTGCTTCTTTGGTATCTTGAGCTGTGAATGTGCCACGAATTTGCACAGCATCTACAAAACTGTTTTTATAAAAATAACCGCGATAGTTGCTGTGTGTTAAATCACTAACATCGTAGTTGGCTCTGTAGTTTGTTTCAATCTGCGGAGTATAAGGAAAAATAACGCCGTTGGTGGCTTTCAGCGGGGCCAAGATGCTGTTGATTCCGTTGACAGCACTGGCATCATTGTAAAGGTAATCAGAATTAGGAGCGATGCTGATTCTAACTCTCCAGTCGCCATTGCTAGGAGTTTTTAATCTAGCGGCCAGTGTTTGTTGATTTCTTGCTTGTTCTTTGATTGCTGCTTCGTTAGCATTTCTTCTGTTTTCTTGTGCTTGAGCTGCTGTAGCAGGATTAAATCCACCACCGACGTCAATGTTGTCATTTGTGGTATCGGGTTGCACAGGCTCTGGCTCTCTTGCGGCAGTGGCAGGGTTAAATCCACCACCAACGTCAATGTTGTCATCTGTGGTATCAGGAGGCGCAGGTTCTGTGACCTGTGGGGTTTCTACTGTTTCTGCAGGAGGTACATCAGGATCTTCTGCAGGACTAACATCAGGCGCTGGGTCTGAAGGGGCGGCATACAATATAGATGTTGCTGTGTAAGTGCCATCATCATTAAATTTGACTTTGAGTTCGCTGGCGCCACCAGTTTGATAATCAGCATTACCAAAAGCATTGAGCGCTTGTTCGCGTGTGTCTGCGTCGGCCAAGGCCACGGCTTCGTCGTAATCGCTTCGTGTGTAAACAACGCTGGTAAATTTGGTAAAGTTAGCCATGTTTAAAACCCTGTGACATATTTATGGTCAACAAAATCGGCATATATTAACCAAAGGTTGACAAGTGTTGTATTTGTGCTACAATAAGTACACAAGGAGACATTGAACTCATGTCATTAATAAAAACCGCTCCTCGGGTCAATTACTTAAACAACCGAGACATCCTAAAGGAAATACACCTAAGCAAAAACACATACTGTAGTTTCCGTGACCGTGCAAACGATCACCAGTATGACATCATCTTGCCCAGTGTAAGCAAGATTAATCAAAAGACCATTGCAGAAGCACGTAGAAACCGTGCTGACCGTATCAAACGCGAAACTGGTGAAGTTGTTGATCCCAAAAAGATCGCCAATACTGACTTGGTTTTCCGTATCATGACTTGGGAACATATACCATTGGCTCCCAAGAAAGTGCCTAAAAATGCAGTAAAAAAACGCAAAATTGAGGACATTTTAGACCTTGATGATGCTGTAGAAGATCCATTGGCAGACTTGGTAGAGGAGCCTGTAGGCGATCCTACGCACATGCGAGTTAACTTTCCTCCATTTTGGCATTATCGCGTGAACGAGGACAAAGAACCATTTCTAGTGGGCAAGAGTCACTGGAAAGGCGATTTAGAAACAGGTGAGTTCTCCAAGGAACATGGAGAGATGACCAAGAAACTGGCCATGATGTTTATGAAACTGTGCGAGCGTTATGCCACACGCTCTAACTGGCGCGGATACACTTACAACGAGGAAATGCGTGGACAAGCTCTACTTCAACTTAGTCAAATTGGTCTACAATTTGACGAATCAAAAAGCCAAAATCCATTCGCTTACTATACCGCTGCGATCACTAATAGTTTTACACGAATTCTTAACATCGAAAAAAAGATGCAGAACATTCGTGATGACATTTTAGAAATGAACGGCCTCAATCCCAGTTGGACAAGGCAAAATGCTGGTTCGCCTAACATGGCCACTATGTCCGGACCGGTTGTAAGTAGCTTAGATGAATAACAGTCCAATGCTTTTGCAAAAAAAGAATACTACACTTATCATGTATCCTCCTGGCGGGTACGGTACCTTCTTACATTGGTCGTTATTTTACTTCACAGGAAATCTTACAGACGATAGCTTGCCGTTTATGCCCAATGGCAGCAGTCATTTGTTTAAGGAGCATCGATTCGATTGCGAAATTTTTAATTTGCCAACAATAGAAACTTATCTTTCTAGCGACATGTATACACCGTTTGTTCGAACTCACGGTAGATTGTATTCAGAACAAAATTCTTATAACGAATACATCAGTAAGTTAATTGACTATTTTGATAATGTTATCCTCTTAGTTCCTAGTGAACATGATCGGTTACTGCTACTGTACAATAGGTTAACTAAAATTAGCGTGTTTAATATGGATATACTGTTTAGCCAAGTCAAAGATAAATTTTCTAAGCAATTCAATGCTGATCCTAACTCCATACCAGTATGGCAAATGCGTGAAATGTTATCTTATTGGTTTGAACATTGGGTACATAGAGAAAAACTTTACCAAGACGTCATTGACCACGATAAAATTATTCGTGTCCCAATCAGGAGATTAGTTGATGATTTTGAAACAACATTTACTAGTTTAGTTGATCTTCTTGGGCTACAACTTGTTAACGGCAACAGACTTAAAGACGTCAAGGACCAATGGTTAGTCTTGCAGAAATACACAGGTACAGATGCGGTGTGCGAAAACATTGTTAAATCGGTTACGAATAATCAAGATTTTGATTGGAAGTGCAGTGATTTAGGAATTATCGAAGAAGCATACGTTCAATTTAAATTAAGAACGCTTTACAACTTAGATTTATTGTGTTACAATCTTAATATCTTTCCATCGTCGGCAACAGAGTTACAGAAACTTTTAATTAACTATAGATGACCAATTTATTCCGCAAAGCAGCCATCTTCACTGACATCCATTTTGGACTCAAGTCAAACAGTCAACTACACAACGAAGACTGTTTGTCTTTTGTAAAGTGGGCTACCCAAAAGGCCCGAGAGGAAGGTTGCGAAACCTGTTTGTTCTTGGGCGACTGGCACAACAACCGTGCCAGCCTAAACATTGTCACGCTGAACTACAGTTTGCGGGCACTGGAGCACCTCAATGCTAATTTTGAACGTGTGTTTTTTATTCCTGGCAACCACGATTTATATTATCGCGACAAACGTGATATTCAAAGCGTGGAATGGGCTCGACATCTCCCCAATGTTGAAATTTGCAATGATTGGTTTGATGACGGCGGGGTCACTATTGCTCCTTGGCTATGCGGGGAAGATCACAAACGGCTTTCAAAACTATCAGGACAATACTTGTTTGGGCACTTTGAACTGCCGGGTTACCTGATGAACGCAATGGTGGAGATGCCAGATCATGGAGAAGTCAAGCGTGAAGATCTTTCAGGGTTTGAACATGTTTTTACAGGACATTTTCACAAACGCCAGACTAAAAAGAATATCACCTACATTGGTAATGCGTT